CCGATAGACCAAAGATAATGCAGTCTTCAACTTCTCCATGATGTTTCTTAAGGTCATAGAGATACTCCTTTCTTATCTGTGCGTATTCCGGTGGTATGTTTGCGTTTAAGTATGCCATAATAAATCCTCATTTAATGCTGCCCCAGTTATTACCCTCTTCATAATCTACTTTATTAGGAACTTCAAGAGTTACTGTTGACTCCATTATTTCTTTTACTTTATTTGCTTCCTTATTATTTAATATAGATATATCTAATTCATCATGAACTTGTAGATGTGGTATAATACCTTCTGCGTGTAAATCTATCATCGCTTTCTTAGTCATGTCAGCCGCTGATCCTTGTATTAATCTATTCAAAGCTTTGTATGTATAAGCTCTCCTGATCCCTGGTCCGTGTTCCGCGAGCGCATCATCGTGAGGCAATGGCTTGTGGATACCGAACTGATTTGGTTCCCATAGATGAAATCTGCACAGTCTACCCAGCAACGTTCTGACTTTACCTTTACGTTGTGCCCTGCTCATCACGGCATCCATGAGTTGTTTAACAAACGGCACTTTACTATGATATTGTTTAAATAATTCTTCTGCCTGTAACTTATTTATACCTAGCTCTGCTTGTAATTTATTTTTACCCATACCGTAGAAAAGACCCAAATTGATTGTCTTGGCTTGTGTTCTATTAATACCAGCCATATCAGACACAATCTGATGGAAGTCTGCATCACCACCTTTGTATGCGTCTACAACATCTTCTACAGAATAGAAACCTTGTAACGCTGCATAGTGCACAACAAGTCTTGGCTCTTGTTGGTTGTAGTCAAAGCAGCCCCACTTGCAATGTTCTTCTGGTATAAACAAACTTCTGATCCGTGGTCCAAGATCCTTGTTCCTTGCAGGTATCTGCTGTAAGTTTGGATTGTTCATACTAAACCTACCTGTGACCGTGCCACCACTGTCACCACGTAGTTGGTTTATCTCTGCATGTATTCTACCTTTGTGTGAATATTTAAGTATTGTATCTATAAATGTTGTGTGCGCTTTGTTTATCTCTCTTGCTTTAGCAATAGCTTGTACAATCTTGTGTGGATGATTAGCTAAAAAGTTTTTAGTAAAGCTTGGTGCCTGTGTTTTTACTGTTCTATCATATGGTAATCCTAACTTATCAAATACTTTTGCAATAGATCTTGCAGCCCATATCTGGACCTCTTGTCCTGTCTCTGCATACACGCCACCCAATAATCTTTTTTCTTCTTCAACCATTCTTTTCTTTTCGATAGCCGCTTTGTCTTGATCTACACGCACACCTAAAAATCTCATATCAACTAATACAGGGAACAGTTTCGTTTCCATATTAAATATATCTTCAATATCCTGGTGCATTATTTCTTTTTTAAACTCCTGCCATAGCTCCAATGTAAGTTGGGCGTCACGCTCTGCGTAAGATCCAACGTACATAGCTGGCAGCTTATACATTTCTGCTTTTGGATCTACACCCCAAGACTTTGCAGCTTCGTATAGTGCAGCTTCGTCTTTACCTTTACCAAGATAATCTCTTGATATACCATTTAAATCATACCTGTATCTATTCTCATCGATAAGAGATGCAGCTATCATTGTGTCAACAATCATACCATTAACTTGTATACCAAGTCTTCTTAACCAACACACATCATACATTGCGTTGTGAAATATTTTTGTAGAGTCTGATCGCATTTGATCTTGAAACCAATTAAGGACCATCTTACGATCCATATTACCACCACCCTCATGTGCTATTGGATAATATGCACACCAATCATGTGTGGCCAAAGATATACCAACTACATCACCCACACCAACAACAGAACCAGATCCCATTCTTTCGTTCAGGTTTGGATCTTTTGTTTCTAAGTCAACAGCTATCTCATCGTATTTACCAAGATCAGGAAAGTCTGTTGGTGGTATCCACTCTGTCTGTGGTTTAAATGTCGTTTTCATGTTTACATTCTCCTGCTATTGCCATGTAAGCTGCTGCATCAACATACGTATCAGATGTAGGTTGACCAAATTTAGTTCTTGCTACTTTTAACAAAGCCATCATGACAGCAGCGTCGTGTGCTGTAATTTCTTTGTCTAAATATGCTGTCCATAACTTTGCTATGTTTGCATGATTTACTATTTTATCGCCATAAGTTTTTGCTCTAGGTCCAGCAATTAATTCTTTTGCTAGTTGTAACGCTTCTTCTGTTTTCATATTTTATATCCTTTGTATATGTCTTTTGGTCTGATAACATGTAAATGATTTTTAGCTCTAGTCGCGCCGACATAGAATAATCTATTTTCGTCATCAGGATTTTGTTCGTAGTTTCTTTGTGTGTTTCGAGATAGGTCAGTCAAGAGAACCACGTTATCTTGTTCACCACCTTTTACTCCGTGTATTGTAGACAGAGTAATTCTTGGAGTAGAATTTAACTTCTCACCATTTTCCCTCATTCTTCTGATGTATCTAACTTTCTTCTGTGGTGCATTATCAAAAGCATTATACCATACATCATTTGTTTTCAACCACATTCTCTCTCGTAAAGATTGCATGGTATGTCTTGCATCCTTGTCCATGTACTTTAAACAATTTTTTTCAAAATGTTTTTCTGACATGTAAGATGCTATTCTACTAATTTGGTCGTAACTTATATCCACACCTTTACGTAAATTTTCCCAATCACTTACAGCATTGTACAAATCTTGTTCTCTGTTTGTTTTAAACTTGTTCTGATAGTACAATCCTTGTGAGTATAATGTATCTTCTAAATCATTTAACATAAATTTAGTTCTAGCTAACACTAGCCAGTTTCCTTGTTTCATGTTAACTTGTTCAAAGTCATCGTAATATGAAAGCAATCCTCTTTGTGTTTTTG